TAAAGAAAGTATTGAAACGGTTTTAAGAAGTGGCAAAAAAGTACACGCAGTTAAAAAGCCTATTGATATAAAAAGATTTGTTGATGATATTGCACGTTTAAAATTAGATGAAAGTTTCTACAATGATTACTTCATGATAGGAACTATGTATGGAATACCAAGAGATGTTCTTGAAGCTAATTTAAGAGGATCAACATACGAGAACCAAGAGAAAGCAACTGCAAGACACGTCGAATACAGTTTAAAGCCAAGTGGACAAGATTTAACGGATAAGTTTGAAGTATTATTTGGATTAGAAGATATAAGAATGGAATGGAGTCATTTAATGTTTAGCCAAGTATTTGAAAAGGAAAAACAAGAAGTGATAAAATTAAAGTTAGAAAATGAACAATTAGCAAGGGAGTTAGGAATCAAAATCGAAACGTTATGAGTACAAAATTAACAAAAGCCGAAATTGAGAAAGCAATTGAACAGGAAACAAAAGATAAATTAAAAGCCTTGAAAGAGGATAAAATTATAAAGAAATGATAGTAGTTAAAGAATTTCCGGACAGACAATTTGCTACACAAGATGAATTGTTTAAAGCATTAAGGGATAATAAAAATACTTTGATTGCTCAAAAGAAAATGATTACTAAAGATGCTGATGCAACTTTTCATTATGTAGGTATTGAAAACGACAAAGGCGAAGTAGTAAAAGCGGAATCAATGCCTTTAGCTGATGCAAATGGTTTAAAAGCTAAATTAATAATCAACACAACCAATTTATTAGACAGTCACAACGATTTGCACGTTAAGGGTATTTGGAATAAATCAGTAAAGGAACAAAAGAATTTACTTTTATTGCAAGAACATCAAATGACTTTTGACAAAATCATAACAGATGAAGTGAAAGCAAGTGTAATGGAAATGAAATGGTCTGATTTAGGATATAGTTACAAAGGAACAACCGAAGCGTTAACTTTTGAAGCTAACATTCCAAAGATACGCAATCCGTTTATGTTTGAGCAATATGCAAAAGGATATGTAAAAGAACACTCAGTAGGGATGCGTTATGTTAAATTAGATTTAGCCGTTAATTCAGAATCTAAATTTGATGTAGAAGAAAAAGAAGTCTGGGATAAATATTATAATGAAATAGCCAATAAAGAGGTTGCAGATGAAAGGGGTTATTTTTGGGTAGTTTCCGAAGCTAAAGTAGTAGAAGGTTCAGCAGTTGTAAAAGGTTCAAACTTTGCAACTCCTACAATATCAGTTGAAGCCGTTAAAGACACTCCAGCAGAACAAACCGAGCCGTTGCAAGACACTCAAACAACAACAACAAAAACAATTATTAACGTAAACTTATTTTAAAAATGTTTATTTACAAAACACAAGAAGATTTAAGCAAAATGACACCGCAAGATGTGGATGTTTATGCAGTTGCTATGAAAGCACACGAAGCTGATTTAAGAAAAACAGAACTTGAAGAAGCAACAAAAGGATTAGTTTCAAATGAAACTTTGACAAATGAATTAGGTAAAGCTACAAAAGCTATTACCGATTTAGAAGAATTAATTAACCAATTAAAAGAAAATCAAATGGGTAACACTACCGGAACTCAAAAAGGTTATTTCGTTGAGTTCGTTGAAAAGAACTTAGAAGCTAAACCTGAAACAACTCCAAGCTATTCAGCTAAAACTGAAATCAAAGCTCAGGATTTATTAGTAACTAAAGACCCTGCGTTAATGACTACGGCAAACGTATTGCCAAATGTAGCAAACGGTTTCAATCAGTTGTTTGGTAATTATATCGATTCAACAATCTATTCAACTCCAAAGCCTGACACGTTCATTTTACCTTTAGTAGATGTTCAAACACAAGCCGGTACAGAATCTATTTGGTATGTTGACCGTATTAACGAAGATGGTGATGCTGAATTTATTGGCGAAGGTGATGCTAAACCATTAGTAGATGCAGATTGGCAAGAAAGAAAAGCACCAGTTAAAGAGGTTGCTTTATTTTGGAAAATGTCAAAAAGATTAGCTCAAAATGCTCCATCAGTAGTATCTGATTTTAGAACTCATGCAAGTGAATTAGTTGAGCAAAAAATTGATGACGAAGTATTGGCCGGTGATAATATCGGTGATAATTTAGCAGGTGTTGCTGAATTAGCTTCTGCATTTGTTGTTCCAACAGAATTAGCTGGTTACTACCAAGATGCTAACATCTATGATGTTATTATGGCAATGGCTACTAAAGTTCGTTTAGGGAACTATAAAGGACAAATTACTGCTGTTTTAAACACAGTATGGAGAGCCAAAATGCAAGGTATTAAAAATAGTGATGGCGATTATATCGTTCCACCATTTGTAACACAAGATGGTAACAATGTAGGTGAGGTTAGAGTTGTATTCACGAACAAAATGGATAATGAATCTATTTTAGTAGGTGACTTAAAAAACTTTAAAGTTGTAATTTCTCAAAACATCGAGTATTACGAAGGATATGAGAATGACGATTTCCGTAAAAACTTAATGTCTAAGAAATTAGAAGCGTTTTTGGGAACTTATCTTCCAAGCTCATTAACTAACTCTATCATTTATGATGATATTGCGACTGTATTATCAGCTATTGAACAAGCTGAACCAAGTGTATAACCTTTAAACAATAATAACAATGGCAACTAAAACAGAAACATTTGATTCCAAAGTTATGCTTTCAAGAGCAAACGAAAAGAAGTTAAAAATCCGTTACACAGATCGGGTTAAATTGGAAATCATAAAAGAAACAAAGCATTACAAATTGGGGAAAATTATCACACCGCATAGACTTGTCGCTGATGAGCTTGTGAGGTTAGATATAGCCAAAGTTGTTAAATCTTAAATTTATAAAACAATGTATTTAATAGACGCATCTTATTTCAATCGAGAAATCGCAATACCAAATGTAAACGAGTTACAAGGTAATTCTGCTACGGAATTAACTGAGTTCATCGATGGTAAAGTGCGTCTGTTATTACAAGAGGTTTTAGGTTATGATTTATTTACTGATTTGAATAGTGATATTACAAACGGAGTTTTGAAAACAGATGCAGAACAGAAATGGAAGGACTTAGTAAACGGCAAAACCTATATTAAAAATGGTAAAAATTACCGTTGGAAGGGATTGCTATTTACCGAAGGAACTTTCAAGAGTTCATTATTAGCTGATTATGTTTACTACTTTTGGTTAGAATCTAAACTAACTGATATGACCGGAGTGGGTGAAGTAATGCAAGTTAGTAAAAATGCGGTTTCTGTAAATTCAACACAAAGATTGACAAACACATGGAATCGATTTGTAAATTCCGTTAATGGTGGTGAAAGCTACGGCAGAAGGGGAATAATGTATTGGCACGTTGGTGTTCCGATATATGATTATAGTCATGCTGATAAGTCTTATTATGTGGATTTATTCACCTTCTTAAAAGATAATCAAACAAACTATCCTGATGCTCCATTCACTTGTTTTGAATATAAAAATCAATTTGGATTATGATAATTGCAACTGCTTTAGCAACAGTTTTTCAAGGTTTAACAATACCTTACAATAGTTCAAATAGAACTGTTCAATACGGATATGGTGACCAAAAAGAACTATTAAAGTGGATTAAATCAATGGGCAACTCTCAAAAATATCCTTTAATTTGGTATATCTTAAATGACTTTACTGAGTTAAACGGTAAATATGAAACCGAAGCCACTTTGATAATAATGCAGAATACTGAATCGGCTTGGTTTAATAAAACAAGACAAATTGAAAGCTATACTAAAATCATTAATCCGCTTACAAATTTAGTAAAGAATAGATTGACTGAAAACTTACACGTTGAAATCGTTTCCCGTGAGTTGAAAGATAGGTTTAAGGAAAAAGATGAACCTAATTATGGTGTAGATACAAATAATGAAAACTTAACAACGTCTGATTTTAAAGGTAAAAAAACCTATTACGATGTAAATATAGTTACTGATATTGTTGATGCACGAGTGATAAAGTTTAGTTTAAGAATTAATGCAGAATGTTTAATTAATTAATAAAAAATAAAATGATAAATTTAAATTCATACGGTAACTGTACGACCGATTTAAGAGGTACAGGAAGCAGAAGTTGCGATATCCAAACCTTTGGCGATGTTTTAGGGATTGGATTGTTAACTAAAGGCTTTACATGGGATGTTGCTACTGACACGCTTGATGAAGCAACTTGGAAAGACAGAATTAAAGCATTTGGATTGTTTCCATTTTTAGGAATATACAACTTTGAGCAAACTACACCGGATAACGAAGTGAACACTTCAAGTACTGGGGTATTGTCAAAAGTTAGAAACGGTAAGCCACAATTTACATTTTCGTTTGATAAAGGTGGATGTTTCCACAAGTCTTTATATGACAAATCAGGAAAATCAAAATGGGATTTGGCTATGTTGTTTGACAAAGGTCTTTTAGTGGCCACAAATCAGGCAGCTACTAAATTGAAAGGTTTAAACATGGGATTGTTTGATGTTGAAACTTTCAAACTTGTTCAGGGTACTGATCCACAAATGTCGATGGCTAAAATCCAATTATTGGATGCTGAGGAGTTCAATTTACGTTTCCAATTTATTACATGGGAAGAATTAGGATTCAATGCCTTAGAGGTTGAGGGTGTTGTTGATGCTAAGATAACTGTTGATACGGTTGTTGATGGTTCTACTTCTATTGTTTTTCAAGTGGCTTCCGCTTGTAATAACGACGATTTAATTACTTCTTTAGATGCAATTACAAATTATGTAGTTACGGCAGATGGTGTTAACAATCCGGTAACGGCTGTTAGTTATTCAAATGCAACAGGTAAATACACGGCTACTGTAACGGCTTTAGATGAAGATGCAGTTGTGATATTGAAATTGCGTGATGGTTCGGACGATGTGGCCGAAGATTCTTTAGGGAATTTATTTAAAGGACAAGCAACATTTACTGTTGCAGAAGCTCCGTCTGTTTAGTTTTTTTTCATATTTTTTGCTTTGAGCCTCTCTCTTATGAGAGGGGCTTTTTTTTAAAACAATGAGTTACATAGATGATTATAGTTTGCAATTGAATAGGGAAGTTTCAAACATCCCTAAATTTGTTGCGGATATGATTATTCTAAATGCTGGGAATATTGTAAACGAAGTAAA